CGAAAACATTGCCTTTCGAATACTTCGAAACATCATGAAAGATAGCCTGTTGGTCGCCCACAACGCTGCATTCGATCTTCAATTTCTACATTGGGGCATGCAGAGATTAGCCGGGAAAACCTTCGACAATCCGTTCATCGACACCTTAACCATATCGCGGGAACGCACCACGTATCCTCACAAACTGACTGACATGTGCTCCAAATATGGCGTAGAGATGGAAGGCGCTCACCGGGCACTTAATGACGTAGAGGGATGCTGGAAGCTTCTGAATGCTTTAAATGATCAGGAGTCCGTTCTCCCCTTCGTAAACAAGCTTGGTTATCTGAAGAAGTACGATCCACCCGAATGGGTTCCGGCATACGCAACGCTCTTCCCAACGCAAAACAAATACGAAGCTCGCGAGGTGGTTTAAGTGTTCAAGATCAGGATTGTGAAGGCATTGAACGTAAGGCCTTTTGGGATAAGCATAGGCGAAGAATTAGAGGCACGGATTCTTCCCGGTGGCAATCCTTTTGATATCGGTAGACCATATCAGGTCATCGAAGGGAAGTATTCCGGGGTTGAGATTCCTCAGACGCACGCTATCACCATCCCAAAAGAAAAGCTGTATACGGAGCAGCAATATAAAACTCTGACAAACGAGCTACAACAGGTACGCCAGGAATTGAAGGTAAGTAAGGGGCGAAATTCCTTACTTGAGGTGAGGCTTGAAGAAAGGCGTAGGGCTGCTGTGGGATGGGAAAAGTCGTGGGAAAAACAGCGGAAAATGAACCAGCAGCTCAAACAGGAACTCAAAACCGTAGCTATATCAGAAAAAGTAATCTTGCCACAAGATGTAGCAAATGCGCTCGAGAAATGCCGTGATGCTGAAATGTCTGACTACGGAATAATCACGCTATCCGTTAACCCCAAAAATTTGTACAGGGACTATCCAAGCGAAGTAATCGATGCTCTCTATGTGATCAAACAATACACATACACCTACTCGAGTGAGGATTCCGAGAGGGATACGGGAGCGGACAAGCTCTTAAAAGCTTTGGTCCACGGGTACACGGTTGAATTGTCGCTACAGGATCGGCTCAAGAAAGGTGTCCAGGAGATATACGAAAAGTGGACAACCATTCCAACGTCAGGCAATGACCAGGCAGATGGAGCTGATCTGGCAGAACGGATAAGTACTTTTGTTACGAGTGAAATGAAGCAATAAAGAGCAGGTGAGGTGAATGACAACCCCTCAGATCGAGGATGGATATACTCGTCTGGCTAACGAGATTTTGACACACATAATGAAGGCCAGTCTCAACGGCACACAATTCCGAATCGTGATGGCAGTATGGCGATTTACATACGGCTTCCAGCGCAAAGAACATGAACTGTCTATCGGATTTATCGCACAGGCTATCGATGCAAGTCGTGGTCAGGTTGATAGAGAGTTGTCCGCCTTGATCGAGAGGAACATCATCACTGTCGTTGCGACTGGTTTAAGGGGGTCGAGGGTTATCCGTTTCAATAAAAACCATTCCGAATGGGTGGAGCCACAGCAACCACTGGAAGCACCAAAAGGCAAGGGGAAGAAGAAGCCGTCGCCTGAACCAAAAAAGAACCCAGTGAGAAAGCCCAAACAATATGAGGAAGATAACACGTACTTCAAAATGGCTGTTTACTTCCATGATAAAGTCAGTGCGGTAGCGGCAGCTGAGGGACTTACCCACTTAGTAATTAAGGCAGACCTCCAAAAATGGGCCGACGAATTTCGGAAGATAGTGGAGATAGACAAAGTGGATGACAAACATCTCATCCGGGATGTGATCGAGTGGGTAACGACAGACTCGTTCTGGAAGACAAACGTTCTTTCAGCCAAAACACTCAGGAACAAATTTGGGGAACTGGCATTGAAGATGAAGGTATCAGCGAAACCCAAACAACAACAGAAGCCAAAAGCAGATTCACGAGACAAAGAACTAGCTTTTCAAGAGTGGGTGAGCAACGGAAATGACCCAGATGAATTTGATTGGAGCTGATATCTCAGACTTGCAAGCTGAGCAATCAGTTCTGGGAGCAATATTTTTAGACCAGGACGCAATGGATCGCATAAGCTTTCTGGAACCAAGGGACTTTTCAGCAATCCGCCACCAAAAGATTTTTGAGGTCATGCGTTACATGCATGATGAAAACTATCCAATTGACTTAGTCACGGTGACGGAAGAGTACTTAAAGTTCGGTAGGTTGGAGGACTCGGGTGGTCCGATGTACATGACCGAACTAGCAAGATCGTGCCCAACAGCTGCGAACGTAGAACACTACGCCAGGATCGTCCGCTCAAAAGCAGTAAGGCGAAGAGGATCAGCGGCAGGACTGAAAGTTGCTTCACTAGCAAATGAAGACTTTTCAACGGATGAAGAATACTTTTCAGCGATCGAATCTACGATTGCAGAACTAAGGCCACAAGAGGCTGGTAAGATGCAGAGTTTTCGCGAAAACCGTGAACGGTACTTTGAACACCTGACAAAAAGGGCCGAATTTATTCTCACCGGCTTCAACTTGTTCGATGAGTGGGCAAAAGGTGTATGGCGTGGTTGGTTATATGTCCTTGCTGGACGACCCTCTGCAGGTAAAACAGCAAAATTACTCCAGATGTTGTATGGGATAGCTAGGCAGTTTCGAGACAAGAAAAGCCATATGGATGCAGGTGCAGTACTCCTCTGGTCCCAAGAGATGGATGTGCTACAGATATATGACCGTTGGTTGTCGATGACAACTGGAGTAAATTACAACCGCATTAAAAGCAAGAACCTTGACGACGACGAAATGGCGAAGCTGAAGGGCAGATACGACACTTTGGAAAAATATCCGCTCTTTGTTCAGGACAGCGCCGGGGTCACTATCGATGAGATCCGCGCTACTGCTCGCCAGTTTAAACGGAAGCAAGGAAAGATCGCTGCTATTGCAGTTGACTACCTCCAGATTATGTCCATCCCACAAAAACGAGGAGAATCTCGATCGGAGGCAATTGGTCGAGTCACAAAGGCAGCCAAACAACTTGCCAGAGAATTGAACTGTACATTCATCCTGCTGTCTCAAATGACACGTGATTCAGAAAATGCCTCAAAGCCACAGCTTTCCCATCTGAAAGAATCGGGAAGCATCGAGCAGGACGCTGATGTAGTGGAGTTCCTCTGGCATGATTCAGAAGATACGGATCAGGGAGGAAAAGTGGTCCAGTCGTTCATCGCTAAGGGCCGGGACATCGGGGTGAAAGAGTTCCGTCTTCTCTTCAAGGGCTGGATGCAACGGTTTGAAGAATTGCCGCCGAAAGAGCGTGATTTCGGAAATGCGAAAAATCGAAAACGATGACCAGCTAAAAAACTCATTGGACTGGCTGCTGGAGAAAGCGAAGCAGATGGAGCATCCGCTTATGACTGAGGAAGCCAAGGCTGAGCTGATGGCAAAGTACGATTTCGTTTCATCAAGGGTAGAGGAATACCGGAGAGAGCAAACACTTCTCAAGTTCCCTTACCTGCATCGGATAGACGGAACTGAGGCACCAGAACCTGAAGTGCCGGGGGATGTGAAGCCAGATCCGGAGCCAGCCCCACAACAGGCAAAACCGGTTAACTTGTCTGCGTGGTTGGATGATTAAGGTGAGAGGTTGATGGTACATGGGGAAAAAGCACAAGCCAAAGCCAGATCATCCCTGGAGACGCGGGTTTGTCACCAGAGAAGTTAACGAACACATCAAGCAATCGATCATAAACCCGCAGGTGAACAATTGGAAGGTTGGCGGTGCCCTGCCGCCTTGGAATGGGAGGAAGTAACAATGGCGATCTCTTACCTAAATCGTGATCAACAAGAGCAAATGCTTCTGCTGACTCTTAACATAGTAACGCTGGAGGAGCTGGCAAAGCATGAGAAGTTCAAGTTTGCAGCAGGCGACTTGCGCCGGGCTCGTTCATTCGCACAGCGTGCATACGAGGCGATTAAAGAGCAGCTTGATCCGCACGATTTGAACAAGGTCAACAAAATTGCGGTGGAGTCCAAACTTCTGATCAGAACTCGAACACAGCCTGGCGAGAGCCAAGGGATTATCGATGTCCCACTGTTGCACGATCTGACCATGTATGCGATCGGAAGTAACTGCAGCGGATGCACGAAGTCCGACTGGAAGAAGTGCCACCTCAGAGCGGTGCTCATGGACACGTACTGCCCACCAGCTCAGGAAACCAAAACAGATTGCCAATATAGGCAGTGAGGGTCATTCGTATCGTTTCCCGTGTCCACCAAAAAGCTCTCGGACATGGTTGTAGACTCGAACGTGCATATCGGGAAAGACAATAGCCACCTCGCCTTCTTCAAGCGGTAGCTTATCTGAGGGATGCTCGATGACAAACGGTATCTCCAGATTCTGCAACGTCTCTTTCAAATAGCCCAAGCCAGACCAAGGAACCGAATAATAAAAAGACTTCTCCACGAAATCACGCTCCTTTTTGATAGAGTAGCATACCCGTTTGAGACAAAAAAACAGGCATCACTCCATGGAGGGATGAACATGAATTTTGTCGAGCCGATCAGGGACATGGAGAAATTGGACGAGCTCAAATCACTGTTAAAACAACGTTCTGAGCGAGATTATTTCCTAGTAGTTCTGGGCATCAACACCGGGTTACGAATATCTGACTTGCTACGCTTAAAAGTTTCGGACGTGAAGAGTAAGAGTCACATCATTTTGGTTGAGAAGAAGACAGGCAAGAGAAAGAGGTTTCTGATAAACGACAGCTTGCGTAATGAGGTTGATCAATACACTGTTGGCAAGAAAATGGACGAGTATCTGTTTGCCTCAACCAAAAGAAAGCTGCCAATAACACGGGTACGAGCCTATCAAATCATCAACGGAGCTGCACGGAAAATAGGGCTGAGCGAGATTGGTACCCATACACTTCGCAAAACGTTTGGCTACCATTTCTACCAGCGGACAAAAGATATCGCAACTCTCCAGATGATCTTCAATCACTCGCATCCATCGATTACCTTGAGATACATCGGTATCACGCAAGATTTGATTGATGACGCGGTGAATCAATTCAGCCTATAGGGCTGGGAACACAAGCTCAATTATGTAAAGCAGGGGGATGAAAGATGAGTCATTACTTCTACATCACACCTGAAGAATACACGGAAGCAGCGAAAAATGGTGTTGATTCTGAAAACCTTAACCGTCGAGTAAGGCTTTTAGGCTGGCCGAAAGAAAAAGCAATCAAAACACCACTCCGCAGGGTGACTGATCGACGTAAATGGGTTGAGATCGCCAAGCAAAACGGCATCGGGTACAACACATTTATGAACCGAGTGAACAACCACGGATGGGAAATGGAAAGGGCTGCAACAGAGCCACTACAAGATAGGCGAGCTGCAGCGGCAGAAGCTACAGAAAAGATACGGAAAATTCCACGACAGTACATCCTTCTGGCAGAACAAAACGGGATTGCTTACCATACGTTGCACGCCAGGGTTACTAAACTTGGTTGGGATCTTGAAAGAGCAGCCACACAACCGGTAATGTCTCATGCCGAGATCGGACGGATCGGCGCCCATAATGTTCGAGCGAAGTACGGCGATTGGAACAGGGTATACCTCAACAGCGGCAGGAAGCTCTCTTTCTCAAGGGAGACGATAAAGGCATGACGGAAAAAGACATCCGGCATCTAGAAGATAGTATTCAATGCAATCAAGAGTTTCTTCAGGATGAAATGAAGATGCTTAATATTGCTCATAATCAGCTAAAACAGCATTTTCAGGAGTTGAACATACGTAAGAAAGCAGTGAGGGCGCGAGAGACAATCGACTATCTGGAAAAGAAGTTTATACCGGACACCCAGGAGCGAATCGAGCTAATCAAGCGTTGCATCGAAATCAGCAAGCTGCAACTGGCCGGGCTGACTTACGAAGAGGCTGAAAGACAGCTTGATGAGAATACCGGCCAGATAACTATCGAGGATTTAGCAGTTTAACATTTTGTGTAGGGAGATAAGGGAGGACTAACAATGGCGATACCATTGTCTTACGTCAAAGAACGAAGAAACATGCCTTTCCTCAAAAGGGGGATGCGAGTTGAAGTGGACGGACTGATGGGAACTGTAACGGCTGGCAACCGTAGCGGAAACATAAATGTCCGTTTCGATGGTAAAAAGCACTCAGAAAACGTCCATCCTTGGTGGCGCACGAAGTATTTTGACAAGGACGGAAATCTCATAAAGGCATATGACTAGGGCGACTTATCACAATAGTTATTCAGGAAAGGCGGGTTTAAATGGTGAAGTGCCACGCTTGCGATGGAAAGGGCTGTTTTGACCAATATGAAATGTGCTTGTATTGCGAAGGCAGTGGAATACAAGAAATGAGGGAGGAAAATACCATGAAATTCTTTGAAATCCATTCACCATATTACGCTCTGTTGAAAGCTGAAACACAGGAGGAAGCCGTTACGAAATATACGGAATGCGTGGCTGATAATGACGGCACGTTGCACGAAGAGATTAGGGAAGTGGATCGAGATTATGCTCTTGTGAAATTTGCCTCTGGTGGCGTCGAGGGCGGCGAGAAAATGACGGTCAAAGAAATGCTAAAAGTGTTCAATGAAAATTTGAACGATGTTTTGTGCATTGATTCGGCATTGCTGTAAAGGCAGCTTAACAAAACGGTAATTTAGGTAAACGGAGGGGTACAAGTGGGAAATGGCGTGATCGTCACTTCGGTAATGGCCCATGTGAACAACGATGTTTTAGAAGAACGCTGCAAACAAGATGCGAAATGGGGAAAGCAACGGCATGATTTAGGCGGCTGGCTGATGATACTCATGGAAGAGGTCGGGGAAGTATCAGAGGCTATGATGAAAGAACGTGGTTGGGGCAAACCAACGGACGCGAACGATCTATACAAGGAACTCATCCAAGTGGCTGCCGTTGCCTCTGCAATCGCTGAGCAAGTACTAGAACAAAGCGAGGCTTAACAAACCACACGATTTGTTAAATAGGAGGTAAAAAGATGACCAAGTATCGCAAAAAGCCAGTTGTGATTGAAGCAAAGCAATACAAAGGCTTATCAAACTATATTGAGATTTGTGAGTTTGTGGGAAAGCCTTTGGACTCTGAATACAACAGGGAAATCATCGTGATTGAAACTTTGGAAGGCACGATGAGGGCAAATACAGGCGATTACATTATCAAGGGAGTCAAGGGTGAATTCTATCCCTGCAAGCCTGACATCTTTGAAGCCACATACGAAGCTGTAGAGTGACTTAACAAAGCAATCGATGTGATAAATGAGGAGTGATGAGTAGTGGAATTGCAAATCGAAGTCGGTAAGACATACTACAATGACAGCGGACGTCATCGAACGGTAGTCGGATTTAACGGGCATCTCGTTAATTACAAAATGAAAGCGAACAGTAAGACTACATATTGCGTAGCGATATGGGAATTCGAAAAGTGGGCGAAAGGTGTTGTAGATCGTTAGTTTTACAAAACATTACTTTTGTATCTAGGGAGGGGAAAGAGGTGGCAGAGGATCGACTAATTGTTACAGTCAAGTCCGAATTCCGGCTCTTTCGCCAACCCCACAAAGTTGGGGATGTAATTCGCGTGAGAGAAACAGACTTGCTGGTTATCGGGATTGAACGCTTTGACCTTTGGGGTTCCACATTAACAATTTGGTACACATGCCAAAATCTGCTGGTGACAGACTTTGTTTCGATGAAAAAGGCATACAAGGAGCCGCACACTGTTGAGGCATATGTGAAGATCAAGCATGACGACGATCGGATAAAACAGTTCTTATTAGGCACTGTCCATTACATAAGGGGACAGGCTTATAAAGTCCAAGAGTACACGGAGCTCCTTATCAAAGGAACGGATATCGAGATTAGCTTTTCAGCTCGTCCGATCCACCCCATTGACCGTAAAGAAGCCAAGGCAAAGCTGTTCTCAGAACGTCGTAAAAAGCTGCAGTTAGAAATTTTATAGGAGGGGACGTCATGATTCACGATCTGAAAATCTTCCCAGAGCATTTCCGTGATGTTCGGGCAGGCATCAAAACTGCTGAGCTGCGGCTAAATGATCGGAACTATCAGTCAGGGGACGTGCTGGTGCTGCGTGAATACGATCAGGAGACCGGCGAGTACACGGGTGAGGTTGAGACACGGACTGTCACCCATGTGCTGGCTGGCGAGCAGTGGCTCCAGTCAGGCGTGGTGATGCTGTCGATGAGCGAGAACAAAATATGCACATGCTGCTGGGGAACAGGAACAGATCCATGGCCAGTAAATGACGAGGGTCCATTAAGGTACGTTAGATGTGGCCAATGCGAAGGCACTGGAGAATGGGAGAAGCGAGGGGAACGGGATGGCAACTAATTACGATAAATTGGTGGCGGATTTAAACCATGCAAATAAAGCGGCCTGCCAAGCTGTTTCACAGGTAGACGATGGAGGCAGTGCCAATCGAGATTCAGTATTTCTTCGAATACCGCGGGCAAGAGAAAGATCGGTCTTAGCCGCGATCCAAAAGGCTGGCTTATACTGCCGTAGAAAGAGCCACTGGATCGGGCAAGGGTACTTTATTACTCCAACTTCTGGTGGACAAGGTGACAAGCGAGCCAAAGCTGCAGAGGTAATGGCAAAAACTCTGAACGACCTGGGCTGGGATACTCTTACGTTTCAGCAAATGGATTAGGAGGGGAACGGGATGCAAGCAGGACGTGAGATTAAATTTCGTGGTAAATCTGTTGAAACAGGCGAGTGGGTTTATGGCATGATGGTGAACAACTTGTTTATAAAAGATGCCGATAGGACGCCAGTAAACTACATCGTCATCGATAACGAAGATTGTGCCATGTTTGATGAGATGGAACCACTTTTTATCGAGGTGGCCCCAGAGACCGTAGGTCAGTTCATAGGAATCCGTGACAAATATGGAAGGCAGATTTACGAGGGGGACATTCTCGTGGATACCTTAGGAACCACAGGTGAAGTTGTTTGGATGTTGGAAGATTGCTCCTTTGCAGCATTAGTAAGTCATCCTGAAGTAGAATACATTGCTTTTGAATCGGACGGATCACTTAAGAACACATGGGTAATTGGCAACGTCTTTGAGAACCCAGAACTCTTGGAGGTGGCTGAACATGCAAGCAGGACGTGAGTTGGATGCGAAAGTGGCGGAGGCGTTGTGATGGTATTACGGCGAGTACCATCCTGAACTTCCGAAGTTTTCGACCACATGGGAAGGCATGGGCGTACTGGTGGAGGAAGCGAAGAAACACGGAGTCTTTCTGGAGTTCTCACATGCACTAGGTGGTGGATACTACGGGCTTGCTGGATGCTTTGAGGATGGTGAGTATATAATTCTCCACAATTCTTCTGAAGCACGCTCAACAGCCCCGTATGCTGCCTGCCTGATTTTCTTAGAGGCAATGTAGCTTGCCATTTAACAAAAGAGAAATTGTGATGAGGGGGGAGAGCATGCGATTTGTCGGAATCGACCCGTCAACCAAAACGGGATTCGTTGCCCTGGACAAGCAGGGGAACGTAGTCAAGCAGAAGGAGCTCACCGGGATCGGTAGCCAGGACCCCATTCGAATGACCACACTGGTTGATGAAATCATGGATCACGTACTAACAGGGGACATCATTTGCATCGAGGGCTTCGGCTTTTCTTCTCAGCAGGCCATCCAGCTTGGTGGTATCGGATGGGGCGTTAGAATGGCGCTGTATCGAAAAGGTTTCAAATATTTCGATGTGGCACCCATGGCACTGAAG